CTTTTGGGGAAATAAGCTGAAGGAGCTCGCCACTTTGAAACCAATTGGTGTCAAACCTGACGACTCTCCCGGTTCGAGAGCGAAAAGGGAGCACCATAAGCGACGGGCAGAGACCGTTCGCCACTGGGCAGCAGTACTCATCAGAAGGATAGAGCACTTGCTAGAAGGTTATGGAGATCCGTTGTGGAGCCCGGAAACCTTGAAACGCGTATACGCCACTACGAAGCGGCGTAACGCGACTCACCGTGCTAAGCGTTTAATTGAAATGCTTAAAACGGTTGATGGTATATACATCCAAAGGTTGATGGCTGTACCAGAAGAGAAGTGGAATTGGGAGAAGTTCGACCTATTCACTCTCAAGAACATATCGGCAATTATTGGCGATGAATTCTTAGATGGCGAGATCTCAGTTGAGTTCTTCGACATCAAAACAAGATATGCTCAGCTCAAAGCGACGCGTAAATTGTTTAAGGATCTCTCTAACCGGAAAGAGTTAGGGAAATTCCTCAGCGATGAATTCCTCATTTATAAGAAAATTCCTCGCTGGCTTAACGATGTGATACCTGTATGGAGGTACACTCGGAAATTTTCGGAACCATTCTCCCTTGCCCAGGTAGATGGAATCCTATCACAGACTCGAGCGGCGGGTACACCGCCTGACTCTGTGAAGATGCAGTCAAAGAGGAAGTTCCTCAAGACAATATCTAAAGAATCTGATCCTCTCACACATACGGAGAAGGCAATTCTAAGGGCAGCTATTCGTACACTTGACGAACAGCTGGACCAATCGATTTTTACAGGCCTTGATACTAAGGCCCGTACAACGATAACTGGGTCCTCTTGCTGGGAAGCTACCCAGGAAGAAGGAGGTACCCTTACGGCCGTTAGTAATATCGTCCATTTGGGTTCGGAGGGAAAGCTCGTACCGATACGAGATCTAACCTCTGGTCAGAAAACGGGTACACTTGCGTACACGCCTTCAGACACAGGATCTTACATCTTCTGGTCATGCCTAGATGAAGTCCTCAAGCTCGATCCACACGGAATACGTATGGCCGCACTTGTGATGATATCCGAACCGGGAAAAGCCCGTACGGTTACCAAAGCCTCAGCAGCACTTAAGATAGTGCTAGATGTGGTAAACAAAATCTGCTCTTGGCCACTTACCAAGGTAGACTCGTCGACAAGCGGGATGGGAAAATCCTCTCACGCCTGGCAATCTTTCAAGAAGGCCTTTACGGACTCCGGGAAAGAAGTAAGTTTTAACCCTTTATCTGAAACGGTTACAACTAATTCGGATGGTGAAAAGTTATTAACTACCACCTTCCGTGACCTGTTCCTATCCTCGACAGATTACGAGAATGCAACAGACGCCATGAATCACCAGGTTGCCCGGGAGATATCACGGTATTGGATGACTAAATGCGGTATACCAAAAGTCCTCCAAATGATCGTCAACGCGACATGCTATCAGCCGCGTCCGATTGTGTTCGAAGCACAAGGCCCAATGGCCTCGTACGGCGAACCCTGGCTACATGAGAGTCCTTTTAACTCTCCACGCCAGGTAATGCTTCGTAAAGGAGTCCTGATGGGTGACCCTCTTACGAAACCGGTGCTGCATCTAGTAAATATACTAGTGCGCATCGTTGGAG